ATCAAGAAATCAGTTTCATTATATACCATGGCGCCCGGGCTTTGTAATTTTATCTTTTTATTAGGCGTCCATATTTCCCCTGCATTATTCCGCCAACCTTGAACAGAAACAGTAATGTTTACAGCTTCCCCGAACATCCGGCCTATTTTCGCTTTTACTGATTCCTGAAGATCAGCCCCGGAAACATCTTTTTCTTTAAATACAAAAGGGCGGAAGGAATCTGTTAGGCTATTATTTATGGTATATTTTTCAGCATCAAGAAAAGATTTTGTTGCTGATAAGCCCGTTATTTCTGAATAATAAGGCTGCGCATTATATGTAGGGGAAGCCCCTAAATATGGAAATTCACCTTCTTTTAAAAAATCCCCTGCCCTTTCATTATTAGATTTTTGAAAAAGAAGTTCACCTTCAAGGGTATTGCTTGTAAATAATCCCCGCTGCTGCGCTAATCCTATCAGGAAATTTAAAACCGTTTGCCCCGGTTCAGCAGCTACCTTTTCAAATAAGGCGCCCGGGCTTTCTTCAAATGATAAACCTACATCAAAAAATCCGGCTGCTGTTTTTGCTATCTGCTGAAGATTCTGATTATTAAATTCAATCGGATATTCAGAAAAAGGAAAGGGACAATCATTTAAAACCCCGGGCAAAGAATAGCCCCCTATTGATAAAACCCGGCTATTAGAATCAACAGAAGGGCTTACATTCATCATTGTACCATTTAAAACAAGTTCCCCCCCTATATAAACTGTAACAGGCTTATATGATAAAGGCTTAAATGTTTCCCGGAATTTTGAAACATCAGCTTCAAAGGGCGCAGATAAAGAAAAAGAATCTATTGAATCCATGGAAAGATTAATTTCTGAATTAGTCCAAAATCTGAATCTATTCCCATCAATCAGAATAGCTATTTCATTAGGATCATCAGATTCAATATTATTAACTATGAATGCCATTTTTTTTCTTATCTAAAGCCTGTTTTATTTCTATTGTTCTTTGTATTCCTTCTTTTGCCTTAATTAAAATATTAAGCGCATCTTCAGGAATGTTTTTTATTAAATCATTGTTTTCAGGATCTTCAAGAAATTTTTGGAAATTATTTTTCATATAAAATATGTTACTTCAGTTCCTTTAGGAATTTCTAAAATCTGATCACCATTAAAATTATTTGCATTAATCAAATTATCAATCTGATCATTTGGATCATCCCCGAAAAGCTGCGCTGCTAAATCAATTATTGTATAGGGCTTATCAGTTATTATTATTCTTTCTTGAACTAAAGTGAATGAAAGCTGAACAAGCCTTAAAGCAGACAATGAAGCAACATCAACTTGTTTTTGAAATCCTTCCCCCGTATCAATTAGCCCGAAAGTATCCCTTAAAGCGTCAACATAAAAAAGACTTGAAAAATATAATGATTCTACCCTATCAATAGTATCAATTACTTCCGGCTTAGTTGTAAAATTGGTATATAAAGTAGCTTCATATAAAGCGACAATTCCAGATTGAACAAATAATTTTCTTATATAATATTCATTTGCATCCCTTCTATCATATGTTTCATCAATAGAAACAGCTATAGCAAGAATCATATCTTCATAAGCATTTATTTTAGATGTAATATCAACAAATGATCTTGAAGGAAGCCTTAAAAAGTCTATGGTTTCATATGCAAGGGAAGTTAAATTTCCCGCAAAAAAATCAATATTATTTAAAATGTTTAAAAATATAGAATTAAATTTACTTCTAATATCAGATTGCGCTTCAGCAATTAATTTTAATTTATCTTTTGCTGTTGTAAGAATAGTTTCAAACTTTGCTTTGAAATCTATATTTTCTGTTGAAGTTGAAATTAAAACTTCTGATTCATCAAATTGTTTAGAAGCATCATCTTGATATTCAGTTAAAGATTGATCAATTCTTGAAGTTAAATCAGTATCAGCAGTAGGAAGCCGAACTTCTATTAATGTTTCCCAGAATTCAACTTCAAAAGCAGCCTGATTAGCCCCTGTAACAAGATCATCCCGCTGCCTTATAGTTCCCGTAGGAACTACATCTTTTTCACCATAAACGGGATGTTCAAGGCGCCCTATCCCGGTTTCTTCAAGGGCTGTATAAAAATCATTTGCCTGAAGATCATAATCTTCCCCTGAAAAGAAAATAACAAAAGGGTATCTTCTTCCGCCCCTTCCTAAATCCTGAATGAATGCGCCTTCTTTATCCGGGAATGTAAAAACAGTAGTTTTTTTATCTGTTTCCCGGCTTACATTCCCATATTGAAAAACAAATCTGTTTCCTGCGGGGGAAGTATAAGCAGCTTCCTTTATTCTTTCATCCCATGACATTAGAAAGCCCCCGATTCCTGAAGATCAAGCCTGATATTTTTTCCTGTTTGCCCTTCAAGAGTAGCAGCCCTTCCGCTTTCATTTTTAATAGTTAATTCAGCCTTATTAACTTCAGTTTTTTCTTCAATGCTGCGGGCTGTTCTTTCTTCCGGGCTTATCACTTCAGGAAGCCTTTCAGCATCCTGTTCCTGTTGTTGTAAAATTTGCCCTTGTCTTTTTATTTCTTGCAGCCTTTCCATTCCAAGCTTATTCATTTCCCTTCTGATAGGCTGATCAGATTTTTCAAATAAAATTTGCTTTGCCCTGTTTGCAACCTTTATCAGTTCTTTTATTTTTTCAGCAAAAAGATCAATGGCCTTCATGAAAGGTTCAACAATTTTTTCATTAAAAACTTCAGCAATAATATTTCCAAGTTTTTTAAATAAATTCATCCACCATTCAAGGGCTGTTATAATTGCATTAGAAACTTTTTCCCAATTTTGAAGCAAAAGAACTAAAGCAACAGCAGCAGCCATTATAATTAATACAATCGGATTCATTCCCATTATTACATTGAAAATAGACATAATAACGCTTAAAGCTTTAATAGCTATGATTATTCCTAAAATGGTTTTTATAAGATTATTTCCTAAAAGCATATCAAGGAATTTAATAAACCCTGTTACGTCTTTTATTATTTCAGTTAATGTTCCTACAATAACAATAAATCCGCTTGTAGATTTTTCAGCAAGCTTTTCAGTTTTCGTAAAACTTTGAAAAACAGAAGTTAAATTTTTCCCGGCTTCAATCAGATTATCAAAAGCCGGTCTTAATTGTTTAAAAACATCAATTATCTTTTTAATAAAATCCTGAAGTTTCTGATTTATAAAATCCCGATTTGAAGCAATTAATCTTGCAAATCTTTCTTGAAGTTTTGTGATTATAGGAAGGAATCCGCCTAAAAGTGTAAAGCCTAAACCTTTAATAGCAAGCTGTAAATTTGAAACAGAATCCTGAAAGGCTTCAGCAGCAGCAGCCGTTTCATTACTCATTACTCCGCCTAAAGCCCGGGCTTCTTCCCTTAAAGCTTTAATCCCCGGAATCCCTGCTTCAAAAAGCTTCAGCATATCAACGCCCGCCCGGGAAAAAGCTGCTGAAGCTAAAGCAGCCTTATCCATAGGATCTTCAAGCTTATTCATGGCAACAGTTAAAATATTAAAGGCTTCTTCTGTATTTTTTGCGCCTTTTAACTGTCTTATTAAAGCTGTTTGCCCTGTTTTATTTAAAAAGCCGTATAATGATCCTGTTTCAGATTTTAATTCGCCTACCCGCTTTTGAAGGGCTGTAAAAGATGAATTAAGAATCCCGGAAGAAACACCCTGCCTTTCCGCTGCAAATCGCAATTCTTGAAGGGCTTCAGTAGTAACCCCTAACCTTCTGGCAGTTTTGGCTGCTTCATCCCCGAATTCAGCCATTTGCTTTATGCCAACAGCAGCAGCCCCCCCTACTGCTGCTATCCCCGCAATAAGAACAGTTCCTATTTTTTTTGCTAAAGATGTAATTTTTGCATCAGCCGATTTAACAGCCCTTCCTAATTGTTTGAAAGTTCTTTTTGCAGAATTAGAAAAGCGTTTTAATCCCTTACCCATATTTTTAACGGGTTTAGTCATTCTATCAACAGCTTTAAAAACTGTTTCTATGCTAAATCTGCTTGGCATTTTATTTAGGTTTTGTGTCTTTAATCAGTTCAGGGATCAATCCCCGATAAAAAAACTTTATTTCATAAAGTTCTAAAGAACGGATTTCAGGAAGGTTTTTGTAATCCCGGGAAATTTGATAAAGCATTTCTTGAATTGCCGGAATTCCATTTATTTTAACTGTTTCACCCTTCCGAACTAATGAAGCAGCTATGAACCTAAAAAAATTGCCGTTATGGATTGAAAAAATTTAATATCCCTTCCATCCATGGAAGCAAAAATTTTAGGATTTGTTTTTGAAGCTTCACCCATAAAAGCATTCATTTTATGAATAAGCTGCTTATCTTTATATTTATCCATTACAATCCATGCAGATCCTTTAGGAATCCGCATTTCAACCTTATCTATTTGCGCAACAGGTTCAATAAGATTGTATGTAATCAAAGACCCATCATCAGAAACAACAGCCCGCCCCTTTTGGATTGCGTTTATGAATCTATCTTTATGCTGTTGAAGTTCTTCCATGGCTTCAGAATTTAGGCTTCCTTCATTAATATAAATATCCCATGCTTCAGCCCATCTTTCAAATTCTTTTTCAGCCATTTCAATATTGATTTTTTCACCTGTTCCCATATTAATCACTTCCGCATTTTCATTCATAATCTTTTCCTTTCGTTAACTTTTTTTTACTGCCTTGAAAGTTTGCCTGTTCCCGCAAGATTTATCGGGATAGTTGTATTCTGGGATGAACGGGGAACTTCCCCTACTATTTGCCCTGTTCCCTGCCATATGGCGCCGGAAGCAAGGGTTAAAGTCAAAGGAAATAAAGCCTTTCTATCAGCCAAAGCCTGAATAAATTCATGATCCCCGTTATCATCATCAACAGCAATAGCAAGCCCATCAGTTCCAAAAGGAACCCGGGTTTTAATTAATCTTGCTGTTCCATCACCATTAGGCTGCATTTCATTTTCAAAGCCCCCTAATTTTATGCTTGCATCAGCATCAGCAGCAACAGAAAAAGTTCTTCCGTCAAGCGTAACGCTTTCAATGCTTCCACCTGTACCCATATTGAACCCCCTTTATATTTTTTTGTTTATGATCCGAAGTTAAACCCAAATTCAAGATCAATACTGATAACATTTGTATTTCCTGAAAGCTTAACTTTGATAACAACATCAAGCCGTTTTGGATTCCCTGAATTAATATCCGCTGTTGAATTATCTTTTGTAAAATCAGGATCAGCAATTATAGCATTAAGCCCTAATTGATCAGCAAGAGTAGCAACAGCAGCTAAAGCATCTTTAGGCTTTTTTGCTGTTCTATTAATTGTAGGATCATCATCATTCAGTAAGGGCGCCCCTTTCCATTCATCAGCGTTAAAAATCAGATTGATATTGAAGATGATATTCTGAAGCCTTACAATATCCACAAGATACCGATAAGCCGGAATAGGTTCACCATCAGGATGATAACAGGTAACTGTATCAGACATTTCAACAACTGAATCAATTAATTCAATAGCTGAAAGCCCTTTTGTTACAGCATCATTTCTTTCAATATAATTCCATTGATCAGAATCCGCCCCCGGTTCAAGCCCTGTTAATTTTTGCCCTGCGTAATCCTGCGGGGGATTTTCAGAAGCAAGAACAGCAGCCCTTGCAACAGCCCTTGCAGCTACAACAAAAGGAAGTTCATTTGATCCGGGCGCCGGAAGAAAGATATTTGTTCTATCAGTTTTCCGGGCGTCTGTAATCGCTGTTAAAGTAGCAAGAGTAGCTTCAGTAGTTCCTGTAACAGCTACAAGGGGTTTTTTAACAAGGGCGCCCCATCTGCCTTCCCCGAAAGTTTCATATTTATCAAGACTTGCATCATCATCATAATTCATTCCGTTAATGATCATGGTTTCCCATACATTCCCGATAAGATCAAGGGCATCCTGAACATCAGGATTAGCAGCCCCGGAAGTAGGCTGATTAACTGTAAAGGTAAGCCCTGAAGCTTCCCCTTCAATTTCAATGAAAATATCATTCCCTGTTTCCCCTTCCCATTTTGCAGTCAAAGGAAGGCTTCCCGCTGCTACAACCCCTGTAACAACAGGCATTTCAATGATTGCATCAATAGCAGTTTTCATAATGTCTAAAGCTGCATCAGGAACCGTTGTAGCCGGAATAGTGAATTGAAGCGTAGCAATTTCATTAATTTTTATGGTATAGGTTTTTGTTTCCGTTTGAGTAGTCCCGGCTGCATCAATCGAACCCGCAGCAGCAACCCCTGAAGCATTATCTTCCAAGGGATAAACAGTAACAGGCGTAACCCCTACCCCATCACCATTAACCGGAAAAAGCTGATTTGCAATCCTTTCAATGGGGCTTCCATATCCGTATGTATCCCCCGCTTCTTTTCTTGAAAGAATCTGCCTTTTATCAAGGCTGTAAGATGATAAAGTGTTTCCCTGCGCTATAATAGCTACCCGCTGCGGAAGAAACAGAACATTTCCGCCCCTTAAATCACGGAATGTAGTTTCTATTCCGATTACCCTTGCAATAGTATTAGGATCAAGACCCATGATAAACCCCCTTATGGTATAGTATTATATTCAAGTTCAGCGAACAGAAAATTATCTTCCCCCCGCTTTAAATCAACAAAAATAGATTCAAGAATTTCACCGGATTTTTCCGGACTGAATTCATTGAAAGAAACATTCAAAACAAACCTGATTGCTATAATGTTTTCAATGTGCCTATCATTTTGCTGTGGCTGAAATTCAGTTATCGAACCTATCCATCTTTGCCATACAACTTTGCGAAGCTGCAAATAAGTATTTATATCAGACATAAGAATATTTCTTACAAGCCTGATAATTCTATGACAGTTTAAAGCAGCCTGTTCATCCCCGGATTCATAGCCCCCCCCGGAAAGTTCCTTACTTATAGCCCCGGCATAGCAATCAATATTATAAGAAGCTTCAACATTCTGCCTATTAACAACATCCCCTTTATTTTTGGGAAATGTTTCTGAATCAAACCATACATTAATAATAGGGGTTTCATCCCTAATTTCCCCATCATCATCAGCGGAAGAAATTAAAGCTTCCCATGGCCTTGACCTTTCCCGATAAACATTGAATTTCCATAGTTCAGGATTTTTTCCGGCTGCATCAGCTAAATTCTGCTGATTAACTGTTTCTAAAGCAAGAATAGTAGCTATCTGATAACCGATTACTTCAAAGTTATCAAATTTATCAATCAAGCTTTGTAAAACATCAACCATTTAAGAAGCTTCCTTATATGCTTCAAGGGCGCAAGTAACAATCCCTAAAGTTCTATCAGGCATAGATTCTTGACAGATATAAACATATTCATTTTCGTTTACATCATTAAATTTGAACTTCCAAGGATTCCCCGAATTATCCGCTACCCCCCGGGGAAGCCCTGAAAGCCCATCAAATGAACTGATTCTTAATGATACATGAGCGAAGCGCCCCGAAACAATTTGCCCTGTATTCGGATCAATTTCAAAGCCTATATCACCTGATTGACCTATCATTGATTTTGTGTTTCCATCAGGATCAGTTACTTCAATATTCCACCCAAAACCATGAACAGAATCTTCAAGCGTAAGGCTTAAATCATGTTCAGCTAATTCCCGCAGATTCATTATTTTTCAGGATCTTTTTTTTCTGCGCCTTTTTTGGGCGCAGCCTTTTTAGGCGCATCTTCTTCTTCTTTTGGGGCTTCAATAATTTTTTCAGATTTTTTCAAATCTTCAAAAACTTCTTTATTATCTTCACCCTTCAGCATATCAGGCGTAATTTCCGCCCCTGCATGAGCCATTCCCCTTTTTGTAAGAACACTTTTTTTAGGCGCAACAATATATTTTTTACCCATGATCAACCCCCTTTAAAGGGCGCCTTTCAGCGCCCCGGTTTTAAGTAGTTATAACAGAATAACCATCAATCTGCGTAGGAATACACAAAGGCGCAGACCTTACACCCGCTTTGATATTTGTTCTTTCATCATCCGTAAACCCGTAGGGATGGAAATCAGCCGGAATATTAACCGGAATTCCTGTAATACCCATGGCAGCAAGTTCAGGGGAAACCCTGTTGACAACTTCAGGAATACCCGCATAAACAAGATCCATTCTGATCATGGAACTTGTTACAAGAACTTTATCTGTAGGAACATAAGGCACAAGATCCCCTTCATTCGGAAGCCCCGAACCATCAGGAACCCTATAAAACTGCGGATAAGTCCATAACTGAAACTTATAGGAACCCGCAGAAATCATTCCCTGAAATGTAGCCCCTTCAGTATTCATAACAGGCGCCTGAATGGAAATCCTTTCAATAACCCGGAAAGCACCCTGATCTTTTACCTGCGCAGTAGCAAGGAATTCCTGAAAAGCGCCTTCACCCATAACAACAACATCAGAAGTAACCTTTCCATCTTTCCGGTTAAGTTCAGCAGCAGTAGCAATATCATCAAGGGGCTTTGCTGTGTCAACTGCACTCCATGCAACAGCAGCATTAAAAGCATGAGTAGCTTTCTGTTTGAAATCAATGGTATCATTATTGATCAAAACAACAGTTCCGGTAAACAGAACATCAGAAGCCTGTTTTTCTATTGAACGCAGAATTTTAGCATGATTTTCAGCCTGATCATCCGTAACCTTTGCCAAAACAACAGCCATAAATTCCGGGCTTTCATATTCGTGCATCCCGGGAAGCCTATCAAGAAGTTCATCTTCCGTAATGGATGAATATTCATCATAAACAGGCGGTTCATACTTCTTTGTAGTGAACCTTTTATTCAGGTTCAAGTTTCCGCCTGTTCCCCGGAAAACATCAATAGCAATCAGTTCATCATTCCGCTTTACATCAATAGTAACAAGCTTTGACCTTGTTATATTTGCGGGCGGAGTTCTGAAGAAGCCGGAAAGAAACATAGTAGGGGAAGCTTTCTGTTTGAAGGCTTCCAACATGGTATTTTTTACAAGTTCAGACATTTTATCCCCCTTATGGTTAATTAATTATCAATTTCATCCTGAAAACTTTCAGGAACAGTTATAATTCCGTAATCCCGTAATTGTGTTCTAAATGAATCAGAACCCCCGGGCGGAATAGTATCAAGATCATCCCCGGGCTGAAATAATAAGATTTCTTCATTAACTTGACCTTTTGTTAAAATTGTTACCCGTTTTGTTTCTGCTGTATCAAAACTTACAGTTCCCATTGAAACAGCTTTTGCATTTGCTAAAGCCGGAATTGCTGAATAAGTAGCATTATATTTTCCCGTTGTTGCATCAAATGATAAAACAGATCCTTCTAAAACTGTTATAGGTGTTCCGAAAATATTTGTAATGTCAACTTCTTCAAAAACAGGATTTTTAACAATAAGCCTAATTGAATCAGAAATTATTTTTTCAATATTCGACATAATGATTTTTAAATTTTACTGATTGTCAAGTTCATCAATAACGGTATCAGGAACAGCTATAATTCCGTAATCCCGCAGCATCAGCCGGAAAGAATCAACTTCAGTAGCCGGAATAGTATCAAGATCATCCGAACCATCAAAGATAAGCTTGGAAGCTACAACTTGCCCGCCTATAAGAACTCTTGCTGTTAGATCCCCTGCGCCTGAAAAAGAAAGATCCTGCGCAAGAATAGCCTGTGCTTTTGCAACAGCAGCAGTTCCGCTTTGTGTAAGCTTATATTTTCCGGCATCAAAAGCAAGAACAGTTCCCGCATCATAATCAACAGCGCCCCCGGCATTAACCGTAACTGTTTCATAAAGCGGATTAAAAACCGGAATCCTTCCTGAATCATTGTTTATAATCTGAAAATTATCACCCATGATTGAACCCCCTTAATTATTTTAGTTATTATTTTTATCGGTTAAAATTAAGCATCACCCTGAATGGGCGCCCCATCCCTTTTGCTATGCGCCATAACATTAGCCAAAAGATCAGCCTGTGCCTTTTCAGGATCAGTTCCTTCATCCGTATCAATAGAATCCTGATTATCTTTTTCCCTATCATCAAGATCTTGATTATTCATCCCCCGGGAATGATATTCAGCGGAAACAGATTCCTGAAAAGTTGAAACACCGGATTCAATACATTCAGCAGCGTAATCCATTGCGTTAAAAGCTTTTCCAAGCTTCAAATGTGCAGTTACCCTATCCCTTTCCTTTTCAATCCCGGTTTCAATCCCGGCCTTTTTGCCTTCTTCAAAAACAGCATTGTAAACTTCAGGATGATCACTTTTCAAAGTTGTAAGATCCATTTTTTCCCCCTTTGACTTTTTTGGTTTTAAATCATTTTTAGATTTATGTTTAAAAGCTTTCGATTTATTTTCAGCAAGCTTTATTGAATCCCCTTCAAAATTTAATTTATCAAATTCTAAATAAGCAGCAGCTTTTTCAATGTCAAGCTTTTCATTTTTAGATTTTACTTGATTAATACATTCCTGAATCTGCGCCCGGGCTTCTGATATGGCTTCATTTTTAGGTTTCTTTTTATTCGGGCTTTTAATTATTTCATCAACAAAGCCCGCTTTTTTCGCTTCATCCCCGAATAAAAAAGTTTCATCATCCATCAGGCGCCGGATTTCAGAAAGTTCTTTTCCTGTTTTGGCTGCATAAACTTTTGCAATAAGATTAGAAAGCCCTTCAACAATTTGGGCTTCTTTATTCATTTCATTATGATCCCCGGAAACAAAGCTTTGAACATTATGAATCATAAAAACAGAATTACTTTCAGCCTTCACCGTATCGCCCGCTAAAGCGATATATGAAGCCATGGAAGCAGCAAGCCCCATTAAATGAGTAGTAACATTCCCTGAATGATTTTTAAGAATATTATAAATTGCAAATCCCGGAAAAACAAAACCCCCCGGGCTTGATATTTCAACAGTTATATCTTTTCCTTCAAGCCCTTCAAGCTGTTCCCGAATATCATCAATCATTCCTGACCATATAATTCCGTTTATTATAATTTTAGGCATAATCCCCCCTATTGAATCATGTAATCATTTTCTTCAATAGTTTCTTCAGTTATATTTTTTATATAATCAATTAAGCCTTCTATTTGAACTTCATTTAAATTTGCAAAAGCTTCTTTTTTTATTAAGCCCGCATCAATTAACGGCTGCGCTGCTTTAACCTTTTGTTCATTTTCTTTTTCAAGCCGTTTTATATTTGTTGAATATTTTGTTCCGGTTAATTCTTTTGAAGCCCTATCATGAGTTATAAAGCCATGCCTTATCATTCTTTCATAAGCTTTAACTTCTTTTTCTCTGTCAACACTTGGCTTGATTGCGCCCGCCCATTCTGAAGAAATCCATGCGCCATAAATAATAAATTCTGAAGGATTCCGCCATGCTTCCAAAAGCCCGGGGGCTTCAAGGCGCCTTGTTAAAACCATATTGATTAGCCATTCATGATAAATAGGCTTATTAAAATCATTTGAAAAATCTGTTCTGATTCTATCAAGATAAACTTTGAATTCATTGATAGCAGCCCGGGAAGCAGAATAATTATTTGAAAAAGCAAGCTGCATAATTTCAGGCGGAATTTCATTAGCCCATGCAACAGTATTTATAATTACATCTTGAAATCCCTGAAAGCTTAAATTCGGCCTTTTTGTATCAAAGCTTTCCGGCTTTTCCCCTGCCTGAAGTTCATCAAAAATCAGCCCCGGAATATGATGGGCAAAAGTTTTTGTTCTGGTACTTCCATCAGAATCAGTTAAATCAACATCCGTTTTTTTAACAGCGCCCCCTGTAACTGGTCTTGATCCGGGCTTTGTTTGTGTCTTTGAAATGAATAAAGGAAGAAGCGAATTTATAACAGCAGCCCGCTGTTCTGAATCCCGGAATCTGTCAATTTCCTTCAGGCTTTGAAGTACCGCAGCAAGTATAGGCATCCCCCGAACTTCATCAACCCTTTTAGGGCTTCCATAAATCATCCAAGCTATCTTACGCCCGGATTTTGAACCCCGAACAGGAACCCTTATAATTTGATTCCTATTTTTTAAATCTTTTGCTGAAGTTGTTACATTTGATTGATTAAGAAATTTTGAAGCGTCCTGTTTTATATAATATGCAACATGGCGCCCATTTTTATCAATTTCAACACCGTGAACAATTTTATTTCCCCGGGCTGTTGCAGCTTTTGTTAATTTTGAATCTAATGGATTACAAACATGAACACCATCAATAATTTCAATCTGAAAAAGTTTTGTTGCGGGGGCTTGTCTTAAAATTATTACAGCATCCCCGGAAAGAAGGGCTGTTCTGCGGGCTGATTGCTGAAGCTGTCCTAAAGTTTCTTGCTTGTTCCATGAACAAACATTTTTATTATCCCCCCATATCTGAAAAATCTTTTCTGTATTTTCAGCCCATTCATTAAC